GCAGCCATGCCCATCGCCCAAGCTCGACCGCCCTCCAGCGAGCGCACTCGCCTGTCTAGCTTGTCGAGCTGATCCTGGTGGACCCTCATGGTCGCGAGGATGCTGTCCACCTTTCCCTCGAGCCGGCCGATGGCGAGCAAGAGGTCGTCCTGTGTAGTCATCAGTCAGTCGCGGTCGCGCGGATGATGAAGTTGAAGACCACACCGTGATCCTTGCTGGCGTCGGACTCGACGATCCGTTGGCCCGCAGCAGCCAAGCTGGCACCGTTGAGACCCTCGCCTCCAGTGGTGACACGCGAGGCCGCAGCTCCGCCCATGTCGTCCTTGCCCACGATGACGCGGCCACGGAGGTCGGGCACGTTGAAGGTCGTTGAGCCGTCACCTGCGCCGAAGTTGGTGCCGATGTTGGCGAACAACGTGGCGTAGGTCGTTCGGCTGATCGCGGCCCCGTCGCACAGCACCCAGCCAGAAGGCGCAGAGGCGCCGCTGTAGGCCAGGATGGCACCGATCGGGACCAACATGCCGGGGAACTCAACCCCAGCCACTCGCATCTTCGTAACCATCAGGAGAGGCCCTCGTAGCCGTAGACAAGAACACGGGCACCTTGGCGAATGGTGCCTAAGGCGGATGTGTCCGTTACCGAGTCGATTGGTACGAATCGGATCCCCGAAATAAGTCCTGTGCTGTGCAGCGCAATGTTGGCGATGTCCCAGGATTTGGTACCGTCCCCAAACACGCCAAAGGTGCCACTCAGCGCCGTCTTTGAAGAGCCTCTCGACTCGATCGTTTTGTTGGACGGCACGAGCGAGTTGTTATCGGGCAGCCTAAGAACGAAGTTCACATAACCGCTTCCGGTTGCTGTGGAACTGCTTAACGCAGTGGTGGCGAGACAGTTCCTCGCGACAGCGGACTGTGAAGCGGCAAACCCCCGTCCGTTAACAGCATAGTTACCCGATCCGTTAGGGTAGGAGCCTCCTGAGTTCTTCGTTCGGAAGCCGATGGCGGCACCGTTGCCAGCAACGCGGAAGCCGATGCAGTGCATCTCGTAATAGAGGTACTTGCTGTCATCAAGCCAGCCTTCAACGGTGAAGGAGGTGGCAGCCCCTCCAAGGGTCACATCTGTGATCAGCGTGCCCTTCATGGCCGACTGCGTGTTGACATCGACGTATGCCTTCGTCGCAGCGTGCTGATCGGCCGTGGGCTCCCCAAGGTTCGTCAGCTTGGCGTTGCCCATGCTCACGTCGCTCGTTGCAGGAGCAAAGTCTGAGAGCGCTCTCGACGTAACAGCGAGGTTGAAGTCCGTGATGTCCGTTGAAGCCAGCGTGCCCAGGCTCAGGTCCGCGCTGCCATCGTTCACCCGCAGCACCTGGGCCGTTGCGCCGGCGTTCGCTGCTGCGAGGAAGTCGGTGTCCTTCAGCCGCGCGAAGTCCACGGAGTCGTCTGCGATCTTGGCCTCGGTGACCGCATCGGTGGCCAGCTTCGCCGTCGTCACGTTCGCATCTGCGATCTTCGCAGTCGTGACGTTGGCATCCGCGAGCTTGGCTGTGGTCACCCCGGTGTCCGCCAGCTTCGCAGTGGTGACAGCGGTGTCAGCGATCTTGGCGGTCGTGACAGCCGAGTCTTGGATCATCGCGGTCGCGATGCTGTCGTCCTCGAGCAGGGCGCTGTCGATGAAGCGAGCCCTGCCGAAGTTCAGCACGTTGATGACCTGGCCGTTCAACGGGTTAACGTCAAACACCAGCTCTGAGTTCACCGCTCCACCCGTCACCGTGTAGTCGTCCACAGGGAGCTGGAGCACGCCGTCCAGTCCCACGACCAGCATCTCAGCTTCCGCGTAGGGTGCATTGGTGAGCGTGAAGCTGTTCGTAGACCCATTCGCGGTGAACTTGAACGACTGAGGCACACCAGCGACACCAAACTGCGCGATGTCATCGACGTACTTCTTGGTGGCGGCCTGTTGGTTGCCCTGAGGATCCTCGACGCCGTCGATCTTCTTGTTCGCCCCGGAGCGCGCTGCGTCGTAGGTGCCGGCGCTGGTGTCGTAGGGCAGGAAGCCGTCGTCCGCGTAGGTCTTGTTGACCGCATCGGTGCCCGCAACAGGCGTGGCCACCCTCGACACCTTCTGGCTCTGTGCATCCCACGCACGCAGCGCGAGCGAGTAGGGGAGGTAGGTGGGCGTAGCGCCACCACCGCTGGTCGATTGCTCGAACGCCTCCTGAGCGATGTACAGGAGCTGGAGGGCCGAGGTGTCCAGCAGGGCACTGGTGAGCGTGGTGCTGTCCTCGTAGTCCACCAGGCGGTCGCCCTTGCCTCGCGGAGTGGAGCGGACGATGCGGATGTCCACACCGGATCCAGGGGCCGCACCGAAGACGATGTTGGTGCCGACGAGGCTGTAGCCGCTCGTCTGCTTCACATCGTCTAGGTAGACGAGGATGCCCGCGGGCGTGGCGCTGACCACTACCGTCTCCGGTAGGTAGTCAAAGGTGATCGCGAAGCTCGTCGTGCTCGCGTCACCTGTGTAGGTCGAGTAGCTCAGGGGCATGGGTCACTCCAGGGGGAACAGTTGGTTGCGGACAACATCGGTGCCCACACCTCGGCGCAGGGCTTGGTTTGCGACAGTCTTGTTGCGTGCCTGAGCGCGAACGTCAGGGAACTCTTGGAGCATCTGCCTGAGGGCAGCGGCCCTGTAGCGGCGTAGGACGCGGTTGATTTGGATGACTCGCGGCGAATCCTCGTCCAGCTCATCGACGCCGTCCTTGGGCAGACCTTGGTAGGCAGAAGACTGGATCAGTCGGCGCAGGGTCTGGCGGACGTTGCGCTTGGTGCCGTAGCCCAGCTTCACCTCACCGACGAGCTCCATCCACCTGTCGTAGGCCGTCTGGCCCTTGGCGTTCACATGGTCCGTCAGCAGCGTCCCGTACTTCTGCTCGCCAGGGTTGCTGAAGGGGTAGGCCAGTGCCGCCAGCTCCGCAGAGACAACGTCATCCGTGGAGCGGTTGATCACCATGGGCAGGAAGGCACCGCCGACATCTGCGAACTCCCGCTCGACGCCACCGAAGGTCTTCTTGTCCACCGGCTCGCCAAGGACCGTTCGCTGCGGATCCAGCATTGCCGAACCCAGCAGAGGGATACGAGCGATCATCTGGTCAGCCATGCCTCGGACCTCGAGCATGTTCGGGTCCGTTGCGTCACGGAAGGACGCCACCAGAGCCGGCACAGTCAGAGCCGATACCAGGCGCCCACCGGTCTTCGGGATGTTGACCTCCGGGTCGCTGATGATGCCTGTGGCTTGCACCAGTCCCTGGAGGTAGGACTTCGACTGCACGTTGTGCGCCAGAGACACCGCAGCCGCCGTCATCACGATCTCCAGCTCGCTCTGGCGCGACCTGTCGGCGTACTTCGCAGCATCGAACATGTCCGCGAAGATGCCGGCGATGGTGGCGAACGGGTCCAGCTTGGAGTAGCTGACGTAGGTGTCGCCCACCTTGATGGAGTAGGGCTGCCACCCTGCTTGCTGCATCAGGCTCCGCTGGTCCTTGTCCTTGGGGCCAGCGCCCGTGAGGTTGCCAGCAGCAGCCGCACCGAAGAACGCGGTGCTGAAGCCGATCGCAGACATCATGCGCCCAGCAGCCTCGGCCCTCACGGAGTCGTCCTGCGAGGTGAGCTCCTGAGCCAGCTTGGAGCGCAGTTGGTCCGCCTTCTTGTTGCCGAAGCTCACCTTGAAGAGGTACTCGCCGGCAGCGATCAGGTCGCGGTTGACCACGGGAAGAGCCGTGCGCCGGCCCGCGTAGATGAAGATGTTCATCGGGGTACGGATGAACGGCACGAACAGACGGAACAGCGGGTGCTTGGTTCCGAAGGTCTGCATGGTCGTGCCTAGGCTCGACAGGAACCCGTTGTCCGGGTCAAGGTCGTTGGTGAACGTCCGCTCCCTAGCCTTGCGGAGCGCACGGTCAGCAATGGCTCCACGGTTGAGCACCTCGGGGTCGCCGTACTGCTTCTTGATCCACTGCTCCTGGTCGATCTGCATCTCCTCGAAGCCGAGGGTGTGCTGGTACTTCGGATCGTCCGGCCGGTATCGCTTGGCAGCCTCAGCCTGGAGGTTGCGCTCCGTCAGCGCCTGACCGCGCCGCGTAAGAGCCGACAGCTCCTTGTCCACGAACTCGTCGAGGTTGTCGATCTCCTCTGCCTTGAGCTTCTTACGCCCCTCGAGCAGCAGGTCAGACGCCACCGAGGCGCGGTAGTTCCACTGCTTGAAGAACTCGTCGGTGAACATCAGCCCCTGGCTGGGCATGCGGAGGATCTTGCCGAAGCGTTCGACGGCTAGCCCCACGCCCTTCGCCGGGTCCAGCTCGCGCCCCATGATGAAGCCCAGGTTCTCGGCTCCCCAGGCGTCCTTCATGTGCTTGGGCAGATCCATGACGGCCGACTGACCACCATCGAGAATGTAGTCGCCCTTCTTCAGCGCCTTGAGGCTCCACTTGCCCGCATCGGTGAACTGGACGAACAGTTGCTGGATCTCGTCCAAGGCACGCTTGGCTTGCTCCGCCATCACATCGGTGTTCTCGCCGCGAAGGGTGCCGATGCCCTGCTTGAGCCGTGCGCCCATCAGCGCCTCGATGGGGCCGTAGACCGTGGTGGCGAAGTTGCCGATGGTGTTGGTGCTCAGGGTCCTGAACGCCGACAGCACCATGTTGACGAAGTACTCGTTCAACATGAAGGTCGCGCGAGCTCGCTTGTCGAACCGCTCGAGCCTGCGGATGGCAGCCATGTTGTTCTTGCCCGCCATGTTCCGCATCTCGAACAGCTTGTCGCCTTGCTCGAGCAGCAGATCGCGGCCACCCATGTCCTTGATGCTCGCGTCGAGCATCTCAGGCGTCATGATCCGGCTGGCCTTGGTGTGGAACCTACGCAGCGCACGGCCTGTCTCGCGGCGCATGGCACCGAAGCCCTTGAAGAGCGCAGACGACTGGCGGTAGGCGTTGCCAAAGGCTTCGAGCGCCTGGTCCTGCGTCAGGCCAAGGCGGCTCATCTCCTGCGTGTTGCCCTTGGCTGCGCGGTGCAGCGCCTCGAGGTTGTCGAGGTGGACATCGAGGTACTTCAGGAAGCCTTGGACGTTGAGGCTGTCCTCGCCAATCGACATCGCAGTGCGCTCCATCCACTGCGCGACCTCCTCAGGCCGGCGTCCCCACATGTCAGCCCACATCCGCAGACCGGCTTCTTGTGCAGTGGCCTCATCGAACTCACCCTTCTTGATCGGGTTACCGAGGTGGTCCACGGCGTTGTTGATGGTCTTCTGCTGGCTGTACAGGATGGCCATCATCCGGTTCGCCTTGGAGCTCAAGGTCGCAGTGTTGATGACCCCGCTGATCTTCTCGAGGAAGTCCTCACCGTTCTCGGCTGCCTCGTCCAGCAGCTCGACCATCTGGATCGATTCCTCGCGCGTCAGACTCCCGTGCTCAACGGTCTCCTCAGCGAGGTCGCGGACGCGGACCTGGAAAGGGCTCAAGCCACCGACAGCCTCAGGGCTGGCGACACCAGCGATGCGCTCTGCTGTCCGCCTTCGCCGCGCCTTGTTCTGAAGGCCCCTTAGGTTGCTTCGCTTGCCCTTCGGCGCTGCCTCGACAGAACCGTACTTAGCGACGAGCTCTGCTTCCTTCTCGACAGCCTCGCGCTCAAGAACGTCGGCCTTCGTCTCAGGGCCACGTTGGGCCTCAGTGCGCCTAGCCTCCGCAAGCTGCTCACGCAGCGCCTCTGCCTTCTGAGTGGCCTTGATGCCCCGCTGCTTGGCTTCGCGCTGAAGTGACCTGTAGTCAGCAGCGACGAGCTCGGGGAACTCCTGCTCGAGCGTCTGCGGCGCAGTGGGGATCTCAGGCTCAGGAGCCACACCGGGAGCGGTGGGCTCATCGGCTCTAGCGGCACCACTGGCCACCTCGTCGGCACTTCGCCCTGCGCCGCCGAGTGCGTCATCGGCCATTTCGGCAAGGTCCGAGCCGTACAGGCCGCCAACGCCCTGTCGCTTGAGGCGCTTGCCCTTGAGGAAGTCGTTGAAGATCCTCTGCTGAGGTCCCGCGAATCCCAGCTTCTCCTTCGCGTAGACGAAGAGGTCCGCCATGACGACGGCCAGATCTTGGAAGATTCGGCGGACGGTGCCAGTCGGGCTCATGCCCTCAAGGCGGTCTAGGCGGTTTTGACTTACGTCGGTCAGCGTCTCCGCGAACCACTCGTCAGTGTTGCTAAGGCGGTAGGTCTCATCTGTGTAGTAGACCTCGTACATGCCGATAACGTCTGAGCGCCGTTGAAGGAAGCGGCGCACTTCCTTCTCCCCGTACTTCTCGACGAGTTCGAGGTACTTCTCTTGGGTCAGCTCTCGAGACTGGAGACCTTGGATCTCTTTGAAGGCAGGTTCCGCGTCGAGAGCCTTGCCGTATGCCGTGAAAACAGCATCTACGTCTCGTGCAGGAAGGTTGTCGCTCAGGTGGTGCCACAGTTCATGGATGGTCGTCCGCTCGAGGTTGCCATTACTGACCGTGCGGGTAGCAAGCCGCATGATGCGCGAGGCGAACTCGTACCTGCCAGCGGCGCTTAGGTTGCGGTGGATCGAGATGCCGATGTCGTCGAAGTACTCGTCTCCCATGAGCTCGACGAACTTCCGCACGCCGCTCAGGTCTGAGCGCGCATCCCCTCCAGCCTTATTGGCCTCAAGCTCCAGACGCCGGAACAGGTTGTCCGCACCACGCTTCCTCAGCGGGTTTGGCACAAGGGCCTCAGCCTCCGCGAGCAGGTCGATTGCCGCCTCACCATCCTGGCGGATCATTCGAGCCTCAGGCCCAAAGTTCGCAACGCCCGTCTCCTGAGAGATCTCCCCGGCCTCACGGTCAATCTCGAAGTCGCTGGGGGCACGGTCGGCAATGCCTTCTCGCGCTGCGACCTCGATGTAGGCTTCGTTCTCTTCCAGCAGCTTGCGCTTGGTCGCAGCAGCCTCATTGCTCTTGAGGATCTTCGAGCGACGCCCGATGCCCTTGAGCACCTTGATGAAGCTGTCAACGACAAGGCCCGCTCCCGCTCCCTCGAGGACGTTCTTGAGCCTGGATTCGAGCGCACCGTCCTCATCGTCCTGAGCGAGGAACTGGAGGATGTCGTTCTCTTCGAGGCCGGGGATCTCCAGCAGCGCGTTGGACAGCCTGGCCTCGTCTTCTGCGAAGACAAGGAAGTCTGCCATGGCACCTTGCGCCATGGTCTTGCCGTAGTGCGCTAGCCTCCCCTCCTTGCCCGCGACCTTGGCCGTGAGCTGCATGAGCCGGTTGGCCTTGCCGGCTGCGGAGCTCGCCTTGGCAACAGTGCCCAGACGGCTCAGTTGCCCACCGATGGGGATGAAGCCAGCGAGGAACTGCGTGGTGCCCTCCAGCATGCTGCCGGGCAGCGAGGTGCTGTGGCCCAGGCCGAAGTTGTCTGGGAGGTCGTAGTCGAAGCCGACAAGGTTGCCCAGCTCCAGCACAGACTCAGCAGCCCCCGCCAGACCTCGAGGCACAGCGGCGAGCGTGTCGAGGAACCAGCCGTCGTCGTCCTCTTCCTGAATGCCTGGACCCATCGAGGCAGCGGCTTGCCCCGGTACATCGAAGAACCCGTCGTCAAACGGGTCTTCCCAGATAGGTTCAGCCATCAGTCGTCGCTCAGGAACGCTTTCTCTTGCTCAAGGACGTATCGCACAGCAGGGCTGTGGATCAGGGAATCGTAGTCGCCATCAGCGGCCTTCTTGTTCGTCAGGGTGACGCCCTCGCGAACGTCTCTGTAGATGCGCTCACCCGTGGTCATGCGGCTGAACGAGCTGTACGGACGCTGGATGTTCAGCAGCATCTGGTCGTCCATGGCCTCGCGTCGGGTGTCGTAGTTCGACTTGAGGATCTTCATGAACTTGTCGCCCTGGGTCGCACCGCTGCCGTCACTGAGCTTCTCGTCAGGCAAGATGCCCAACGCGAGCATCGCCTTCTGGTAGGCACTGTTGGCTCGGGTGCTCTCGTTCGCCCATTCGGCAAACGCGGCCTCAAACTCCTTGGGCGCCTGAGGGCCGATGTGCATGACATCAATGGGCCACTCGCTCTTGGCGCCAAAGATCTTCTCTAGCTTCGTGCCTTCGCGGATCTGGCCCTTCTCGAGCTCGCGGAAGCTGATGCCGTCCTGCACCACAGCGAACTTGAGGTGCCCCAGCAACGACGCGGGCATCGCCGCCATCTCGTTGAAGTCAACGCCGACATCGGAGACGTAGTCACCGTTGTCGCGCCAGTGCGTTGGCTGCTTGTTGGCCGAAGGGTCAGCCAGGAGAGCCGAGGCGTAGATGCGGGTCACTCGGTTGTTCGACGGGTAGTGCGCGCCGATCTGATGCAGCGTAGTTTCGTAGTAAGGTCGCCCGTAAGAGTCAAGCCGCATGGCTTGGCGCGGAGCCATGCGCGTCCCGTGGACGCTCTTCAGCCCTTCGCCAAAGGCATCGAGCTTGGGTGACCCAAGAAGCTGAAGCGCCATACGGCCACCGCTGATGGCGTCGATCACCTCAGACTCCATGTCAGAGGGCACGGTGCCTCCTAGGCTTTCGAGGCGTGTGCCATCGACGGCGTTGCGACTTGCTCGAAGCCCCTCCAGTCGATCCTCCGCACGGCTGACGCGGATGGCGTTGGTGTCTCGGGTGTCCGGGGGTGCCTCGGGCTGAGGGTCTTCCTGCGGGCGGAAGTAGTCCTTGACCAGCATGTGCATGGGCCGCACGCCGGCTTCGCGGTTGCCCAGCTCAAGGTCCCGCTGGATCATGGCGTTGCGCGTGCGTGAGTCTCTCTCGCCCGCGTAGAAGTCGAGAAGCCTACTTGTGTTTTCCACAAGTTCGCTGCGGAGCTGGGCTCGAGCAATCTGGCGCCGCCCTTCGTTCTCGGGAGGAGCCGGGACGCGAATTAGCCCGCCAACCCCATCGTCTTGCGTGAGGACCCTCGGAAGGAAAGCCTCCACCATCGAATCAAGGCGAGAGGTGACGGCTTTGGAGGCATCAACAAGGAGCTCAGGCTGGCGGTCGTAAGACTGATCCAGGAGATATTGGAAGTCCTCGCTGCTCCTGATCTGAGCGCCAATCTGCTGCCCAAGGGTGCGCCTCAAGGCTTCCCGCTTTTCCGGGTCCGTCTCGGCAGCCAACGCTGCGTCAAGCCGCTCGCGGGCGAGCATACGAGCCTGTCGGATTTCGTTCGCTTCCGCATCAGGGAAGAGCCGTAGATCTGCCTCCGGCATGACGGAGTCCATGGCCATCTGGACAGCATCGGTGTACGAGCTGTCCCGCCGTCCCTTGGCCTTGTCGGCGGTGAACGCATCCCACAGAGCACCCCACTGGCCGTTGGGTCCAGCGCCTCCCAGGGCCTCGATGACCGTAGCGTCCTTCAGTGCTGACTCAAGTGCAGCCGTGGGTCCTTCGGTGGCCAGACGCTTGTAGAAGTCGTCGAGCATCGCTTGGTTGGTGCTGTTCAACCGGCCCGACCTTTGGCTGCGCCCATCGACGTAGCTCTGAGCTTGGTCGGAGATGATCGTGGACAGGAAGCCGGCATCGAGCCCCGCCTTCTCCAGCTCCTCGGCAACCATCTTCTCGCCCTCGCCTCCGTTGAGGGCATTCAGCGCCTCTTCGACCGTGCTGGCATCGCTGTCGCGCAGCATTTCCAGCAGCGGGCCTCTGACCTTGAAGGTCACCTCGCTGAGGGTGAGCTGGTCGCCCTCTTTGTCCATGCGCTTGCCACGCATGTACATGTCGTCCTCAATCTCCCGCAGCCGCTCCCTCCAGAACGGATCTGCCTCGAGCGACTTACCGTCCTCGAACTGGAGCTCGCCAACCCAAGCGATGAAGTCGGTGACCTCGAGGCCGTCGTTCTCGTCGTCCTGAACGTCACGGGCCATCATCTCGATCGCCTCGGTGATCAGCTTGTTGCGGTCCTTGCCACCGACGCTGGTGTAGCCACCGACGACGTTCTTGATGAGCTCCTCGAAAGACTGCTCCGCATCTGCCTCGATGGCCCGGCGGGCCTCGTTGCGGGCTTCGCGATCCTTACGCTCCGCATTGGTCTCACCTTCGACCGCCGGCTCGTCGCCAGATCCGACGCGGCTGCGGTTCCACTGGTTGAACCCTTGGTACAGCTCGCCAACCACAGACTCAGCCATGCGCTCGCCACGGTGCTTCTGCTGCTGGTGGGAGACCACCTGCCTGAACTCGCGCTCCACAGGCGTCAGCGCATCCAGGACGCCGAGGCGCCACTGCTGGCCCCGCTCGTTCATCTCGATGCCTTCGAACACCGAGTTGCGTAGAGCCGCGAGCTGACCCTCGATATCGGTGTCCGGGTCCGCGAACTCGTCCATGCGGCTGTACAGAGCCTCGCGGTAGGTCGCAGGGTTGCCGGCGCGATCCGTTGCCACCTTGCCCTCGCGTGCCCAGCGGCGCCCAGCGAAGGTCTGGAAGTTGAGGATGAAGTCCGGCCGGCTCTGGTAGTCCAGCGGGTAGTTACCGAAGGCACCCTTGTTCGTCTCGAACCAAGCATCTGCCTGTTCAGGCGTCATGCTCGGCAGTTGCTTGAGGATGCTCAGGTCACCCTTGAAGGCACCAACGGCAGCCTCTGCCTCTTGGGGCATGCGCTCGCGATCAGCCTTCTCGCGATCCTGTAGGAACTTGGCGATCGAGGGCGACAGCGCCTCGAGCATCTTGGCGCCCTGGAGCCACCCGTTGTCAATGGCATCACCATCAGGCACCTCGTTGGGCTGATAGTAGGTGTCCACCGGACTCGCCGTGGGTCGGAGCCCCGGCACACCTAGGTTGAGTTGAACTTGGGGCCTCATCAGAACTGCGTACCCCAGAAGCCAGCAGCATCGAATGCAGACGCACCCATCTGGGTCAGAGCGCCGAAGACGTTCGGCTGTGCGATCGGGTTGCCGATGGACGCTTCGAAGCGCCCGGCCTGTTGCGCCTCAACGCCGGCCATGGAGGCCAAGATCTGGTCTTCCTCCCAGCTCAGGTTGGTCATGCGGTTCGCGGTGTACTGCTCGAACTGGCGCCCGAACTCAGAGACCCCTTCGTCCACTGAAGCACCAGAGACACCACCGGCAGCAGCAGCCACACGCCCAGCGGCGTTGGCTTGCATGGTCTTGCTGAGGGCCGACTGCACATCCTGAGCAGCAGCCTCCTTGGCTTGGCTCTGGCGCTTCAGCAGCCCCATGTACTGGTGCCGCGCTGCGTCCGCCGCGATCTGCCGCTGGCGCTCGCCCTGACGCTCTTGGTGCTCATAGAGCGCATCGGCTTGCTTTTGCTGACCTAGGAACTGCGCTCCGATGGTCAGGGCGCTCATCGCGAACTGCGCGTTCGCCATGGCCAAGGCCGCACCCGACAGCTTCATGCCGGCAGCGGTGGCAATTGCCTGGGGTAGACACATCAGGGAATCCTCGCGAACTCGATGAACGGCTTCTCCCTACGAATGAAGGTAAAGCCAAGGAACCGGAGCCACTTGTGGTGCAAGTGGTTGTCCTCGTGGACGACGTTGGTCAGCAGCTCGTACTGGCTGCCGATGCGCTCAAGCCACTCCCTGCTCTCACGCAGGAACTGACGGCTGATGTCTTGGATCTCGTCGGAGCCCAGTAGCCACACCAGGCCCGTCTGCGGATCAACGGGCTCAGGGGTGACACCGAACATACCGATGCAGCGACCCTTGTGCTCGATGCTGAAGCAGGGCTTCGACATCACCAGCCCCACACGGAGAGCGGAGCGCGCTTGGACGCCGTGGGCCTTGAGCTCCACGAGGTCAGCGGTACGCATCCGCCCCTCAAGATCCTCGATGTCCGACTCCTGTGACAGTCGGACCAGCGCCATCAGAAGCGCGACCTCATGCCCACACGGGAGTGGTAGAAGGACTCCCATTCGCAGGAGAGGAACCTCGAGGGCAGCGGGCTGTCGTTCTCCAGCTCGATGGTGACCCTGT